TTGGTCTCGTGGCATGTCTAAATCTTTTTCTACTGGCATTTTTGCTTTATTAGACGCTATGTTAAATCAAGGAGTGCACATTGGGATTATTTCAAAATCATTCAGACAATCTAAGATGATTTTTAGAAAGATAGAGGATATATCGCAAGACCCTAAGGCTGAGCTATTTAGACAATGTATAGGTAAGGTGAGTAAGTCTAATGATGAATGGTCCATGCAAATCGGCAAGAGTCGCATAACTGCCTTGCCGCTTGGTGATGGAGAAAAGCTTCGTGGTTTTCGTTTTCAGCGTATTATTATTGACGAGCTTCTACTTATGCCAGAAAAAGTTTTAAATGAAGTTATTGTGCCGTTTTTGGCTGTTGTAGAAAACCCAACAGAGAGACAAAAAATTAAAGACGCAGAAGACGCTATGATTGATGCTGGCAAAATGACAGAGGATGAAAGAACGGAGTGGCCGTCAAATAAAATGATTGGTTTGTCGTCAGCTTCATATAAGTTTGAGTATCTTTATAAAATGTATCAACAATATGAAAATATGATTTTTAATCCTGGAGCAAAAAACCAAGGCAGGAGATGTATTATGCAATTTAGTTATGACTGTGCGCCAAAAGCTTTATATGATGAGAACTTAATATCCCAAGCGAAAGGTACAATGAGTCAATCACAAATCGATCGAGAATTTAATGCTCAGTTTACAGATGATAGCGCTGGTTACTTTAAAATTAGTAAAATGGCAGAGTGCACTATTGAAGATGGTCAATCTCCAGCTGTAGAGGTATGCGGAGAAGAAGGGTCTGAATATATTATGGCTTTTGACCCATCTTGGTCTGAATCTGAAACATCTGATGATTTTGCTATTCAAGTAATAAAATTATTGCCCGAAAAGAAAAAAGGGGTTGTTATACATAGCTACGCATTACCTGGTACAAACCTAAAAAAACATATAACTTACTTTAAATATATATTAGATCATTTTAATATTATTATGATTGTAGGAGATTACAATGGAGGCGTTCAGTTTATAAACTCATGTAACGAAAGTGATATGTTTAAAAAAGAAAAACTAGAAATAGGAGTCTTTGATCCAAAGTTAGATAACCCCCACGATTATGAAAAAGATTTAAGGGATGCTAGAAGAAGTTATAACAAAAGCAGTAATACTATATGTATATTGAGAAAGCCAGTATCTAACTGGATCAGAAGTGCGAACGAAATGTTGCAGACAGCATTTGATAGAAAAAAATTATATTTTGCAGCTACAGCTATGGATGATAATTATTCTACGCAAAGAGCAAAAAAAATACCAATCAAAAATTTAAAATTTTCAAAATACGAAGATGAAAAAAATGTCGGCGCTAAAATGATAGAATTTATAGAACATCAAAAAGATATGATAGACTTAACAAAAGCTGAATGTGCACTTATACAGGTTACTTCGTCTACTGGAGGAACGCAGAGTTTTGATTTACCAAGTAATCTTAAAAGACAAAAAGGCGTAGATAGACCAAGAAAAGACTCTTATTCCGCTTTGGTTCTAGGCAATTGGGGAATGAACATATATTATGATATGATAGAAATACCAGAAGAGCAAAACTACGGATTCACTCCTATGTTTATTTAAAAAAAGTTTAAAAGTTACTTTTAAAAGTGTAATTAACTTTATAATAGGTTATGGCTAAAAGAAAATATAATAAAAAATCATCATACTGGAATAAGTTTCACAAACCACAAGTGGTACAAATTTCTAACGAAGAACCTTTAGAACCAGCAACAGCTGGTGAAGCGTATCATGTTTCGCAAGGGTCTTATAGTCGATCGGGCACTATTAATAATCTAAGCTCAAAGAATACTAGTACCAGAATAAATCGGTCATCTGTAGTTCCCCCAAGAAATAAATACAGTCAAATTAGAGCTGGACTTTTACCATACGAAATATCATCAGATGGCATAAATGTAAGAGAGGCTATAGAGTTGTGCCAAAAGGCTTACGCAAATGTTCCTATTTTCAGAAATACTATAGACATGATGTCTGAGTTTGCTAATGCAGAAATTTATCTTGAGGGCGGCAACGCAACATCTAGAAACTTTTTTGAAAAATTGTTTGATAAAATAAAGATTTGGGATTTGAAGGATCAATATTTTAGAGAATATTATAGAAGTGGTAATATTTTTCTTTATAGAGTCGATGGTAAGTTTAATTTAGATGATTATAAAAAATTTGCACAAAATATATCAGAAGGGCCTTCTTTAAATAAATTTCCGATCAAGTACATTGTTTTAAATCCTTTTGAAATTGTAGCCAAACGAAGCACCGTGTTTAGCACAAAAGATGGAGCTTATGCAAAAATTCTTTCCGAGTTTGACATGGAAAGATTGGCTAATCCCAAAAATGATTACGACAAAGAAGTTTTTGAAGGATTAGATCCAGAGGTTCAAAAACAAATTAAAGAGGGTGGATATTTTAAAGACGGATTAAAGATCAATCTGCAAAACGAAAAAATAGCTTATAGTTTTTATAAGAAACAAGATTACGAACCTTTTGCTATACCATTTGGATTTCCAGTTTTAGAAGATATAAACGCAAAGATGGAAATGAAAAAGATGGATCAAGCTATCATGAGAACGGTTGAAAATGTTATTCTGATGATTACTATGGGAGCAGAGCCAGATAAAGGCGGCATTAATCCGCACAATGTCAAGGCGATGCAAAAACTTTTTCAAAACGAATCTGTAGGTAGAGTATTAGTTTCAGACTATACAACAAAAGCAGATTTTGTTATCCCAGATATTAACAAGGTCGTGGGCCCAGGAAAATATGAGGTCATTAACAAAGATATTAAAGAAGGATTGCAAAATATCATTTTAAATGATGATAAATATAATGGAGCAGAAATTAAAGCCAGAGTATTCTTAGATAGACTAAAAGAAGCCCGCGAAGCATTTATACAAGACTTTTTGCAGCCAGAAATGCGCCGCATAGCTAAAGATTTAGGATTTAGACAATGTCCAACAGTTAAGTTTAAAGATATTGATTTGAGGGACGAAGTTCAATTAATGCGTGTGGCAACAAGACTTATGGAACTCGGTGTTATTACAGCAGAACAAGGAATGAACTTATTTCATACTGGAAAATTTCCAGAGGCAGAAGATTTAGAAAAAGCGCAAAGCAAGTTTGTAGATCAAAGAGAGAAAGGATACTTTAATCCACTCGTAGGTGGAGTGCCCATGATTGAAGATGATAGTCCAAGCGAGCCCACTAATAGTCAAAAAGCTCCTGGTGGAGGTTTAGCTGGAAGACCAGAAGGATCCCCAGATCAATTTTCTAGAGAAAATATACAAGCAACTATTTATGAAATCGAGGCCCTAAACTCATTGGCTAAAGAAAAAATGTTGGAAAAACTAGAAGAAAAAGCATTAAATGAAGACCAGGAAAAAATGGTTAGTAAATTATGCGAATCTATTGTATGCGCATCAGATAAAGAAAATTGGACAGAAAGTCTCATTTCTTGTGTAAATGATTTTAACGAAATAGAAAAATTAGGAGCTATGGAAAACATATTAAATGTTTCTGAAGCTCATCAATTAGAAATTTACCCATCAGCAATATTATACCACTCAAAAAATTATGAAAGAAATTAAAAATCCATTAGTAGCAAATATCAATCGTTCAGAGGACGAGATCGAAGTATCTGTCGCCAAAAAATACAGCAAGACAGAAGCTCCTGTATATAAATCATTTATGAGCATGTGTGCTATGTATGATTCATATGCTGTAGATACATCAAAAGATGACGACGAAATGACAGCAAAACATTGTGCAAGTTTATATGAGCAAGATATAAAAGGTTTATACGAAAGAGTAGAAGCAAATATTTATGCTAAAAAGCATATGCTCGCAGGACTTTCTGAAAAACAGAAAAAAAATCTCCCTATAGAACTTCAAAAGGAAATTGTTAAAAAGATGAAATCAGAAGGTAAGATTACGGAAGAAACTGATTCAAGTCTTTACAAACCAGCTGGCGCAAGTCTATTCAGCCAAAAAGCAAGGCCACTGCAAAGCAGACCAGGTTTGGTTGGCTAGTTTAAAATATTTAATGCAATACAAATATACCACAACCTTTAACTTTGAAGTTAGAGCTTGCGAAGAAATAGCTGGCATTAATTTAAGCCAAGCTAATATAGAAAATCTTCGTTCGCTTATACCTACATCTGTCGATCTAAAAAAGAACATAGATCTAATGGGTGTTGCTTTTAATGCTGCGGTTGTTAATGAATTTAATAAAAATGGAGATGGAATAAACACTGAAACAGCAATTGAGTGCATTCAACAGTTTATTCATAAACCTACAAACATAGAACACAATAAGAAAAAAATTGTAGGTCATGTTGTTAACGCTGGCTTTAGTGATTACACTGATAGTAATATTTTAATTAATGTAGACAAAGATGAAAAAGAACCATTCCATATAGCTCTGGGTGCGGTTGTTTATAAAACAGTAGATAAAGAGTTTTTTGATTTACTAGAAAAAAGCACTAATCCAGACAACAAAATGTACAACACTGTTTCTGCTAGTTGGGAAATCGGATTTAGTAATTATCAAATAGCTGTCGGTAGCAAAAATTTAAAAGACGCAAGAATCATTTCTGATCCACAACAGATCCAAGAAATGAAAAGTATGTTGAGAGCTTTTGGAGGCAAAGGCGTAACAGAAAAAGGAGAACCAATTTATAGATTAATTGTCGGAGATATATATCCGCTCGGAGTAGGATTTACATTAAAACCAGCAGCTAATGTAAAAGGTGTAATTAGTAATGATCATAAAAAAATAGAAGTCAAAGAAGAAGCGGTCTCAGACAAGAATAATAGCCATGCTACACAATTAAAAAAAATATCTACCAAAATTTCACAAAAAATAAAAAATACTGTAAACAATAATAAAATTATGGACTTAGAAACTCTACTATCAGAAATTAAAGCGTCTCTTGTTGAAAAGAAATTTTCAGAAGAGTCTATCGCTAGCATGACATCAACATTCGCTGATGCCATTAAAACTAAAGATGATGAGTACAAAGCTTCTCTTGAAGCTGCGGAACAAGAGAAGGCCGAAATCGCATCTGCGAATGAAGAGCTTCAAGCTTCTGTAGAATCTATTAAAGAAGAGCTTAAGACTGCTCAAGAACGCATCAACGAGTTTGAATCTGCAAAAGCTGCTGAAGAAGCAGTTGCTACATTTAACTCTCGCATGGAAGAAATCGATTCGATTTATGACCTAGAAGAAAGTGACAGCGCTTTCATCGCAGAAAAGATCAAAGCTCTTGATTCAAGTGAAGAAGCTTTCGCATCTTTCAAAGATGAGCTATCTGTTTTCTGGGCATCTAAGAATAAAGAAGCTAAAGCAAAACAAGAAGAAGCAATCGCCGCTCGCGTCGAAGCTGAAATTGAAAAACGCCTTAACACATCGGAAGCATCTGAAGAAGTTGTTGAAGAAGTAAGTGTGGAAGATGCTCTTGAAAATGCAGAAGCTACTGACGAATCAATCCCAAACAATAACGAAGCACAAGCTTCTTCTCAATCCTTAAGAGACAAATTTGCAGCTGCATTTAGCCGCGAAAACGTTCTTGGATAATTTAAAATTTAAAATTTAACAAAACAAATATTATGGCACTAAGACTACTCCCATTCAGACAATACGATGAGCAAGATGTTGTAAACCTCTTTGCTCTGGCAAACGCTGATGTTCTTGACTCCACTACAGGTGACGGTAAAGGCTCAAACGGCGTTTTTGTTAAGGTAGCAGACGGAAACTTCGACCAGGAGCTAATAAGCTACGGCTCTAACAGCTATCTTGGCAAAACCGACTATCCGTTTGTTGGCTCAGACATGTATCCTACCGTACAACTTGAAGTAACTGCTGCCGATTCTGGAGACGCTCCTTTGGGGTTGACACTGAATCAAACAGCAAAGGCTGACGAGAACGGTGAGAAACTACTATATAACACTACCAAAAAAGAAGAGCTACAAGCTGTTCTTCCTGGTCAAGCAGTTCCAATCGCTACAAAAGGTATTTTCACCCTAGGTGCTAATGCTATCGATGGCGGAGCAGCTTCTATCTTCACTATTGGTGGAGGTTTTGAAGTTAGCACTGCAGACGGAAAGATCAGTGGTTTATCTGACGCTCTTGACGATGCTTCACTTGGCATGGTTATTGGTACTGGCTCGCGCACCAACACTGGTGGATTAACAGATCAATTCTCTGGCGACTATGTAGTCGTTAAGTTAGGCTAAGAAAGGAATTAAACAAAAATGAAAATTACATTAAAAAATACTCCAGAACAAGTCGAGCTTATTAAAGCTATGGCATCACGCAACCGCGATGTTGCTTACGAAGCTCAAACAGCTCTTGCAGAGTTTATTGGACCAGTTTTAGCGGAAGTAATCAACCAAGCTCCTTCTTTCTCTAACCTTTTCACAACTCTTCAGTACAACGCTGATGACAATCCTTCGATTCCGTTGGATCTATACTTCGATGTTGCTGATTCAGATTATGTGCAAGTTTATAGCCAAAGTCGTGCTGGCGGTCTTCCAACTTCGGAAGTTCTTCCAACATCTTCTGAGCTCAAGATTGCTACATACACACTCGATTCAGCTGTAAGCTTCGATCGTCGTTATGCAGCTAAGAGCCGTTTAGATGTTGTCGCTAAGACAATGACTCGTGTAGCTCAAGAAATTCTTCTTAAGCAAAACAGCATTTCAGCTTC